AACGTATGATAACTAAGGGTATAGCAAAGTATGTCTATCTGGACAGTACAGAAAAATTTCAAGGCGAGGACACTGGTAAGTATACACTTACTGTCGCTGTCGATGATAAGGAAGCCAAAGCACTAGAGAGTGAAGGTGTTAAGGTCCGCACGATTAAAACTGAGGACGGTGGTGAGTACAAAGCCCGTAAATTCTCAACTAAATATCCTCTCGCATTCGAAATGGTTAAGACTATTGACGGTGAAGCAATCGGTCACGACTTCGGAGCTGAGAGTAGAGTTGAGGTACTCTGGAAAAAGGGTAACGCACACCCACAACACGGTGTCGCTACATACTTAACTGCGGTTAAGGTACACGAGCGTACCGAAGGCTACAGGTCCGTTGATTCGGAAACTGGTGAGTTCTTCTCTGCATAACAACAACACTTCTACATTTGTAGAGCATCAGCCCTGCCCTGCTTGTCGTGAGATAGGCAGGGACAGAGCGGGTGATAACTTGGCTGTCTATTCTGATGGTCACGGTTATTGTAATGCTTGTGAACATTATTTCGGTAGTGAGTTCACTAATGAACCAAAATATGAGGAGGAGGATATGCAGTCAACAATTACACCACGGGGTGTAGCTAATGCGTCTATTAAAGATAGGCGTATATCGTCTAAAATCACATCTAAATTTGGTGTGACTTTAAGTTACGACAAGAAAGGTCAGGTAGATAAACACTACTACCCATACTACGACTCTAACGAGAGCAATAGGCTACTCGGTTATAAAGAGAGGACTGTCGCAACTAAAGACTTTCAAATTATTGGTACTAACAGAGGCTCTGGTCTATTCGGACAGGAAGCTAACTGCTCTGGAGGTAAGTATCTAACTATATGCGAGGGTGAAATTGATGCCCTTTCGATTTCAGAGATGTTTGATGGTAAGTGGCAGGTGGTCTCTCTCAAGAACGGAGCGACTTCTGCCTCTCGAGATATCAAAGAAAATCTAGAATACATAGAATCATTTGATAATATAGTGCTATGTTTCGACCAAGACCAAGCGGGCTGGGACGCAGTTAAGGCTGTGCAGGATATAATCTCTGTCGGTAAACTAAAAATATGCAAGCTACCTATGAAGGATGCTAGTGATATGTTAGTTAATGGTAAGATTAAAGAATTCACTAACGCTTGGTGGTCTGCTGAACCTTATACACCCGCAGGTATCATCAGAGGTAAAGATACTTGGGAGTATCTACTTAAAGACGATAACCTAGAGACTGTCGATTATCCGTGGCAAGGGCTTAACAAGTTTACTTATGGTTTCAGAACGAAAGAACTGGTGACTATTACCAGTGGTGCGGGTATGGGCAAGACCAGTGTCGTTAAGGAACTTGAGTCTCACATACTTAATACGACTGAGGATAACCTAGCCATCATTCACTTAGAAGAAACAATTGGACGTAGCGTTACGGGGCTGATGTCCATTGAAGCTAATGCTCCTCTCCATATCCCGCAGTATGCAAAAGAATTTATTGGTAACTTAAAAGATAAGAAGGCACTCTGGCAGAAAGCTGTCGGTGATAAGAAAGTATTCTTCTACGACCACTGGGGGAGTATGTCAGAAGATTCCTTGCTCAATGTAATCAGAAACTACGCTAAATCTTACGACTGTAAGTGGATTGTGTTAGACCATCTATCTATCGTTATCAGCGACCAAGGCGGTATCTTAGACGAACGGAAGACTATTGATGCTATTATGACCAAGCTGAGGAAGATAGTACAAGAGACAGGAGTAGGTTTATTTCTCATCTCTCATCTCAGACGACCACAGGGTAAACCCCACGAAGAAGGTGGACAGGTGAGCCTCTCAGAGCTCCGTGGTTCTGCGGCAATAGCTCAATTATCTGACATAGTGATAGGCTTAGAGCGTAACCAACAGGATGATGACCCTATCACTCGCAATCAAACTACACTGCGTGTAATTAAGAATAGGTTCTCAGGGTTAACCGGTAAAGCCTGTAAGCTACAATATGATAGTAATACAGGAAGATTAACGGAGGTACTCGAAGATGTCGAGAGCTTTTTTTGATATAGAGACTAACGGACTCAGCCCTGATAGAGTACACTGTATCTGTGCGATGCTTGATAACGGTGAGTCCACTGTATATAGTTTTATAGGAGGAAATACATATGGAAATTTTCGAGACTGGCTGGCATCAGAAGATGTCGACACTCTTATCGGACACAACATTATTAACTTTGATGTTCCTATTCTGCGTAGGCTTAGTGGCTTTCGTTGGGATTTTAATCTTCGGGACACTCTCGTACTTAGTAGACTTAGCAACCCTAGTTTAGAGGGCGGTCATAGTCTCCGCTCTTGGGGCGAGAGGCTAGGTAAGTATAAGGGTGATTATCAAGGTGGTTGGGAAGAATACAACTACGAGATGTTAGAGTATTGTAAACAGGATGTCAGGGTTACTAAGGCTTTGTATGAGCACTTCGATGAACAAGAAAATACAGCATCATCAGAGATAGAGCATAAGACTGCTGATATTATTAGGAAGCAGACCGATAATGGTATGTTGCTAAACGAAAAACGAGCTTACGAGCTACTCGCTGAGATGAAAGAGAAGGTGCTAGATATAGAGGATAAGGTACACAAGAGATTTGAACCCCTGCCTGTATGGATACCACTAAACTTTCCTGATGGTAAGACTAAGAATAAAGATGGTTCTATATCTAAACGCTATCAGGCACAATTAGATAGGGGTGCTAGTTGGCAACATATAGGTGAGAGAACTGGTGCGGGTGAGACTCAGTGGGGATACTACGAGTATCCTGAGTTTAATCTCGGTTCTCGTCAGCAGATTGCTAAGTATCTACAGCACTTCGGGTGGAAACCCCAAGCGTTTACTGATAAGGGTAATATTATTGTCGATGAGAAGGTTCTCAAGTCTGTCAACATACCTGAAGCACAGTTGATTGTAGATTACTTAACATTAACTAAACGTATAGCTATGGTTAAGAGCTGGGTAGAGGCTATCGATGATGATACTGGGAGGATACACGGTAAGGTTAATCCTTGTGGTGCAGTGACAGGACGAATGACTCACTCCAAACCTAATTGTGCTCAAGTACCAGCCACTAGATTTGATAAGGATGGTAATATCTTATGGGGTTTTAAGGGTGGCTATGGTGCTGACTGTCGAGACTTGTGGACAGTACCTGACGGATATAGTTTGGTAGGTTGTGACGCTAGTGGTCTCGAGCTGAGAATGTTAGCACATTATATGAACGACCATAAGTACACTAAAGAAGTAGTCAGTGGTGATATTCACACTGCTAATCAGAAGTTAGCAGGACTACACACTAGAGACCAAGCCAAGACTTTCATCTATGCGTTCCTTTACGGAGCAGGGGATGTCAAGATAGGTCAGGTTGTAGGGGGAGGTGCTAAACGTGGTCGTGAACTCAAGAAGAACTTTCTTGATAATACTCCCGCTTTAAAGAAACTCAGAGATAAGGTTCGCAAGTCTAGTAAGAAGGGATGGGTGCGAGGCTTGGATGGCAGGAAACTACACATACGCTCTGAACATTCAGCACTTAACACTCTATTACAGAGTGCGGGCGCGGTGATTATGAAGAAGGCGTTGGTGTTGCTAGATACATATGCTACACAGTACAAGATAGATTATAAGTTCGTACTGAATGTACACGATGAATTTCAATGCGAGGTCAGGGAAGACCAAGCGGATTTCTTCGGTGGTCTAGCGGTAGGGTCTATCGTACAAGCGGGTGAGTATTTTAAACTGAACTGTCCTTTGGACGGTCAATATAAGGTAGGTAAAACGTGGCAACAGACACACTAAAGAGCTCCTTTAAACAAGACCTTGCGAGAGGTCAGAAAATAGAAAAAGAAATACTTCAGAAAGTTATTAAAAAATATCCTGACGCACACATAGTTGATGGGTATTGTAAAGAATGGGATATTTATATTCCTTCAGAAGATAAAGGTGTTGAAGTTAAATATGACCCTATGTCACAGAAAACTGGTAACATTGTTGTTGAGGTTGAGTATAACAACAAGCCTTCTGCTTTAATGACTACTAAAGCATATAGGTGGGTATTTCATACTGGGAAAGAAATTATTATAACAACACCAAAATTATTACATAAGGTAATTAAAAATAATAACTTAACAGTAGCTTGTTTCAAGGGTCGAGGAGATACTTATTACAAGAAAGCCTATTTAATTAAAAAACATTTAATAATCGAATCAGCTTTAAAAACGGAGAAAGTATAATGAAAAGTACAGACACACTAAAAAGTGGCTATCGTTTTGATAGGGTTAATTCTAAAGGTAAGGTTATTTTTAGAAGGGACACTAATGAAACTTTAGAAGATGTTGAGAAATACTTAAAGTCTAAAGGTATTGAATATGAAGTTAAGAAGGGTGCTTCTATGTTATGGATAGAGAAAGATAAATTGTATGCTTATTACTATACAACTGGAAGGTGGCATCCTCGCGTAGAAAACAGTTACCCTAAGAAACATTATAGGTCTAATGGAATAGATGATTTTATAACAAGGTTTACAAAAGATAGTAAGAATAGAGAAGACGCACTAAGAACCTGTAGAGATTGTAATACGACTGCAAAAACTGAGGAGGAATTAAATCTATTTGTAGTATGTAAAAGACACACTCACAACAGAAGAAATTTATGTTATAAGTGTGAGAACAAAAGGGATAAGAAGTGGAGGGACAACAACAGTGAAGTTGTTCTCTTTAAAAGACAAAAACATTATGCAACAAAAGCATATGGCATAACACTGGAAGAGTATCAAAAGAGAATGTCTAGTAGTAATAAGTGTCAAGTCTGTGGTAGTAAAGATAGCCTTTGTTATGACCACGACCACAAGACTATGAGATTTAGAGGAGTGTTATGTAACAAATGTAATAGGTCTATAGGTCAGCTAGGTGATACAGCAGAATCAATAGAGAAAGTTTTATTTTATTTAAACAAAGAGGAGCAAAGAGTATGAGTACAGAAACATTAGTAAGCTACATATATCATATGATAGACACCAAGGAGGTAAAACGTGGCAACAGACACACTAGGGTTTGACCCCTCAACAACTAAACCAATGAATGCTGTAGAAAGAAAGACATTTGTTAAATTTTCTTTGGCTTTTGCTGAGAAATTATCAGCAGATGGACTCCCCTTAACTGGATATGAAAAAAAACATTTGGGTTGCTTTTCTTTTCCTGATTGTGAAGATTTCCCTACAGGGTGTTATCACTCTTCAGCAGAGATGGGAACAGAAGTAGAAGAGTTTGGATATAAAGGACAATAATTAAAAGAGGAACAGAGAGTATGAGTACAGACACATTAGTAAAAGACATATATCATATGATAGACACCAAGGAAATTCCTGACGGTGTAGATGTCGAAGAAGCAATAGAAACCTTCGGTGAAAATTGTAAACAGATGATGCGCGACAACATCACAGAGAGTAAGTTTGATAGGCGTAAACTTCGTATGTCTAACATAGGTAAGAAGGATAGACAACTGTGGTATTCCTACAACGGGTACAAGGGTGAGGAGCTTATGCCTCACACTCGTATCAAGTTTCTCTATGGTCATCTGATTGAAGAGATGGTACTGGCTCTAGCTAAACTATCAGGGCACGAGGTTACTGATACACAGAAGAGAGCAGAGGTAGAGGGGATTAAGGGTTCTATGGACTGTAAGATAGATGGCATAGTGACTGATGTTAAGTCATCATCACCTTATGGGTTCAAAAAATTCAAGGATGGTTCTCTTATTAATGATGACCCATTTGGATATATAGACCAAATCAAAGGCTATGCTCATTCAGAGGGTGCGACAGAGATGGGCTGGTTAGTTATGGATAAGACTAACGGACACCTGACATACTTGAAGTATGATATGAAGGATGAGTCTCAGTGGTACTGGACTAAGCTAAACTTCTTCTCGATAGTAGAAAGGATTAAGGCTATCAAGAATGTAGTTAAGTTAGCCGAGCCACCTAAGAGATGTTATGAGCTAGTCCCTGATGGTAAGTCGGGTAATATGAAACTAGGCGTGGGCTGTAGTTACTGTGCTTACAAGCACGAATGTTGGGGTGATGACCTCAGAACATTTATCTATGCTAATGGACCACGATATTTGGTTGAGACCATAAATACTCCTAATGTTATAGAGGTGGACAGAGATGGCAATAAAGTTTCGGTCTAAGTTAGAGAAGGAATGTTATCTAGAACTAGGTAATGAGTGGAAGTATGAGCCCTGTAGGTTAGCCTATACGATACGAAAGAACTACACCCCTGATTTTGTTAAGGGTAAGTTCTATATCGAGGTTAAAGGGTTTTTCAGGAGTGGGGACAGACAGAAGTATAGAGCTATTGATGAACAACTAAAGTTTGAGGGTAAGGAACTAATCTTCTTAATGCCCCGCCCTGATTCCAAAGTAGCTAAGGGGAACAAGATTACTTACACTCAGTGGTGTGCTAAGTATGACATTAAAATATTTTCCACTAAACAAATAAAGGAACTAAAAGAATGGACAAAGAATTAGAAGTTTCTTACAAGGGAGTATTACACACACCAAAAGATGTCACCAGTGACAACATTAATCCTGTCTATTACAAGCAAGGTGAGATTGAGGTCATAGATTTTATTATAGACCAAAAAATGGATTATCTAACATCCAATATTTGCAAGTATATCTGCAGATGGAGGTTCAAGGATGGTGTGTGTGACTTGAAGAAGGCTAAGTGGTACTTAGATAAACTTATAAAACAGGAGGAGGGGGGTGATGGCACTGACCCTGAATGAATTAAAAGAACGTATAGTTCAAGAGAACATAGACCCTTGTACTCTGTGTGAGATATTAGATATCGAAACAGAAGATATTTTACAAGAGTTCGAGGATAGATTAATTTCAAAGAGAGAGGAGTTTGCAGATGTTGATGATATCAATTGAGAACTTCATATTATTGATGTCATCCTTACTAATAATAGGCGCGTTGATATTATGGAGGCACGGAACTAAGTGCTATAACAGAGGAATAACAGATGCTATTCTTATGCACAGGAATGGAAGATTAAAATATAATACTTACTTAGATGATAAGGGTAAGAAGATGGTCAACATTGAAATAGAGGCTGTAGATGAAGATTAAACCACACATAATAAAGAACAAACTAAAGTATGCCTTAAGACACAGAAGGCTGTGGCATACTAAAGTAATGAACGACAAAAAGAAAGAACAAAAAAAGAGAGGAGACTTTATTGAAGACACTACCTAATGATTATCAAAATTTTATAGCACTCAGCAGATACGCTAGGTGGCTACCCAAAGAAAACAGACGAGAGACTTGGGAAGAGACTGTCGCTCGTTACTTCGATTTTATGGAGGAACACCTGAAAGAAAACACTAATCAGGAATTAGTTCCTAAGACTAGGGAGATGCTGGAAGAAGCGGTACTGAACCTTGAGGTTATGCCTAGTATGAGGGCGTTGATGACAGCAGGTCCAGCACTAGAGAAGAACCACATAGCTGGTTATAACTGTGCCTACCTGAGTGTAGACCACCCGAAGGCATTCGATGAGTGCTTATACATTCTTATGCACGGTACTGGTGTAGGCTTTAGTGTCGAAAGACAATTCATCAACAAATTACCTGAGATACCTGAGCAGGTAGTAGATGTTGATGATACTATTGTGGTACAGGATAGCAAGGAAGGCTGGCAGTCATCATTCAGAAAACTAATCAGTTATTTATTTGATGGTGAGATACCTAATTGGGATACATCTAAGGTCAGACCTAAAGGTTCTAGGCTCAACACATTTGGTGGTAGAGCCAGTGGTCCTGAGCCACTACTCGATTTGTTTCATTTCTCTACTAACATCTTTCGTGGTGCTGTGGGCAGGAAACTAAATTCATACGAATGTCACAGACTGATGTGTAAGATAGCGGAGGTTGTGGTGGTTGGGGGTGTTCGCAGGTCAGCACTTATCAGTCTATCTAATCTAACTGATGACAGGATGCGTAATGCGAAGACTGGGCAGTGGTGGATAGACACTCCAGAAATGGCACTGAGTAATAACTCTGTCTGCTATACAGAGAAACCTGATATGGGTATCTTTATGAAGGAATGGACAGCACTCTATGACTCTAAATCAGGTGAGCGCGGCATCTTCAATAGAGAAGCCGCAATAAAACAGGTGGCTAAGAGTGGCAGAAGAGATACTGAACACGAGTTTGGGTGTAACCCCTGCTCAGAGATTATACTTAGGGATGGACAGTTCTGTAATCTGACAGAGGTAGTGATTAGAGCAGAAGATACACAGAAGGACATCAAAAGAAAGGTCAAACTCGCTACTATTTTAGGCACATTTCAAGCATCTCTTACTAATATCCGAAGATTAAGGAAGAAATGGGCAGTAAACACAAAAGAAGAAGCCTTGCTTGGAGTGTCATTAACTGGTATAATGGATAACGCTTTTATGAATGGAGATAATAAAGGTGTGGCTGTGTGTGAGGGGAACAGCGGCAAACTAAGTCTCCCGGATTTTCTGTTGTCCTTAAAGAGAGAAGCAATAAAGACTAATAAGGAATGGGCTGGTCTATTAGGAATCAACCATTCTACATCTATTACCGCCATAAAACCCAGTGGTACTGTAAGTCAACTGGTAGATTCAGCGTCAGGCATTCATCCGAGACACAACGATTACTACTTGCGTAGGGTTAGGGCGGACATTAAAGACCCTATCGCACAACTGATGAAAGATGAAGGTGTGCCTTGTGAACCTGATGTTATGAAACCAGACAGCGTTATTGTGTTTACATTTCCTATGAAAGCACCTAAGAATGCAGTATTGAGAGATGATAAGACAGCTATAGAACAGTTAGAACTATGGCTCATCTATCAGACATACTACTGTGAACATAAGCCCAGCGTAACTATTAGCGTATGTGAACACGAATGGATGCAGGTTGGTGCGTGGGTGTACGAGAATTTTGATAGAGTTAGTGGTGTTTCGTTCTTACCACACTCAGACCACAGTTATCAACAAGCTCCATACGAGGACTGTACTGAGGAGGTCTATCTTAAGGCTCTTGCTACTATGCCTGATTCTGTTAACTGGGATAGAATCAAAGAATACGAACTCTCAGACACTACAAAGGGTATGAAAACTATGGCGTGTACTGGGGATTTATGTGAGATGGTAGATTTAACCGAAGAGGATAGGGATGTAGAATGAACTTTTTAAAACAATATTTATTGACATTTTCTCACCGTAAGCTATCTTATATGAAACCGCTTTTTAATTTTCTTTATCTACTATTAGCGTCAGCGAGTACAGGATGTCTAATCTATGTCGTTGTGTGGTTAGAAGCCTTAAGAAAAGGATGGTTAGTATGACAGTTTTAAAAGTTATCCCACCACATAAAAATTTTAGATGTAGTTGTGGTCGTTCACCCACTGGAAGGTGTGTAGGCTGGCATAAACTTAGTGATGAACTTTGGATAGAAACCTTGGCTGAGTATCAAAAGATGACACCTGAACAGAGAGAAGGTTTCTTATCACCAAAAGCAATAGATGGATTCGGTGAATAAAGAAACAATCTGGCATTTCAGTTGTAAAGAATGCAAGGGTTGGTGGTCTATAGCTAACACAGATAACTGGAAACCAAAGAAATTATTTTGTGCACACTGTGGAAAACCTTATGTTAGTGACACCAGACGAATACATAAGAAAATTACAGAAGGAGTCTAGTATGGTATATGAAAGAGATTTAGGTGAAGAAGCTGAAGATGAAATCTTAAAGTCAACTGGAAAGGATGATGATTCTGAAGAGTTTATGGAATATGTATACAAAAAAGAACTAGGTTCTAATTTTGAAAGAGTGGATAGTGGAGTAGCTATTGGATTTTCTACGAGAAACTTAGAAAAAGATTAGCTGTGTTTAATATTACAGATGAAGCTGAAAAATATATTGCTGACCTTTTTAAAGAACAAAGTGAAGAGCTAGGTTTAAAAGTAGAGGTTGAAAAAGTAGGAACACCCGTTGCAAATGTAACATTTAATTTTTGTAGACCAAAAGATATTCCAGAAAATTATAAAAAATATGAGTACAAGGGTTTCAATACTTATATTTCTACATCACACAATGAACATTTAAAAGATTCTAGTGTGGCATTGAAAATAGATGGACTTAATAAAAAACTGACTATTAAAGCACCAAACTCTAAAGGTGAAGCACCAAGTAATAGTGCTACACTCAAAGAGAAAATAAAATATACTATTGTTACTACAATTAATCCCAGCCTCGCTTCCCACGGTGGCTTCTGTGAACTAATAGATGTTACCAAAAAGAATGAAGTAATATTAAATTTTGGAGGGGGCTGTCAAGGATGTAGCTCTGTAGCAATAACATTAAAAGACGGAATAGAGGGACAACTTAAAAGGCTCTATCCAGAAGTGGTTGGTATTTTAGATTATACTGACCATTCTGATAAATCAAATGCTTATATGTAATAGGATGTAGATGAAAGTAAATTTAGTTAAGAAACTTTGGAGAGAGAGGGTGCAGATACCCATTCTACAGAAACAAGTAGATAAAATACTGCGGGAGATAGATGTTAAACTTAACAATAAAAGGAGTGAAAAACAAATGAAAGAATATATTGATAAGGTTCTAAAGAATAAGTCGCTGACGGTTTTCCTTGCGGTTACTGTGGTGATTTTGTTCTTTAGTTGGTTCGAGGTATAATAAACAAACCTCGTCTAAAAACACTTGGGGTCTCGTTCGAATGGACGGGGCTTCCCAACTATACTAATGGAAT